CTGAAACAAGCTCAGAGAGTCTGTCAGAAACCCCAGATAATCCCGCCTCCTCGAAAGCCAGCTCCAAAGATTTCTTAAGATCTCCAATAGGAGATGCCTCTGACATACGACCTGGCTCTTCATAAGGTTGAAGCAAAGAGCCTCCCTCTTCCTCCAGGTCCTCGTCCTCGCCTCCCGCATCTTCTATCTCGGAAAAGCCCTCCAGATCTCCGTCTGAAGACATCAGAGACGCTATCTCTATTGCGGTATTTAAGTTTGAATGAAGACTGCCAAGGGCAACAACAAATTCGTCTAAAACATCATCTTTTAACATCCATTCAATAGAAATCTTCTCTACAATTTCCTTAGCTTTTTCTGCGCTCATGAATCCCTCTTTCCTCTAATGCTTTTAACCATCGATATTCTATTCTCTACGGAACCTTCTCCATAAACACTATAACCAAAAATACCTTTATAATCATTTCTTATCTGATTTATTAGTAAGTCTATACGACTATATGCCTCTTTTATATGCTCTGCTTCTGACCTTGTTGCTGCAATTAACATCTTGCTAACGCTCCCATCGACCTCTATCCTTCCGGCTTTTGACTTATTTATCATGCTAATAACATTTTTATCTTTAAAATTAATATCACTTACAAGAGGCGCTTCCTCCAGCCCCACAAGGGCCAGCACCTCTCTTAGCAAAAACGGGTTATTTATGCAGTCGTTCAGACTCCAGATCGGCTGCGTCGGAACAGCCTTATAATATCTGCCTCCTCGATTATGGTTGAAGAAAATACTGGTCATAATCTTTGAGAGGCAAACACCACTCTTGCTCCACAGGTCTAAATACAAAAGCTTTATAGACTCATTGCCAACTCTAGACAGCGGGGTCGAAACGCCAAGCCCTCGTTCTACAAACCTCTTCCTTATAGGCCTTCCTGCATTATTAAAGAAAGACTTGTCTTCGGCCAGCAGCCTCTCCACGAACAAGTCTTCATCATATTTGTCTAATAAGTTTACCAGCGGATAAACCGAATGAACAAAGTTGTTATGCCCCAAAGTGCCGTTAATAAGAAGAGGCGTTTCCACTATCCCGTTGTTATAATGCTTAAAGATACAAATCTCTGCTTTTTCAAGCAAATCATCCAAACTCTTTCTGGCCAAGTCATATTCGTCAGGCGAGAGATCTGCTGACACGGTTGGCTTTATTATCTTTATTCTTTCATAAATAAATCTTCCAAGGCAGTACATCAATATTTGAATTCGAGCCCTCTTCTTTGACAAAGCTGCGCCCTCTGCTTCTATCAACGAATCTATGCCCATGGATTCTAAGGCTTCAACATTAAAGTTAGACTGCCCCTTTATGTATGAATCTTGTATTAAATTAATTTCTTTAATTTTAATATCTAAAATAGATTTATACAAAGACTCATAAAATTCTATTTTTTTTCTTAATATATTTATTTGACCATTAGTTATAACTCGCTTTTTTAAAGCATTTTTATTTTCATATTTTTTAAAAAATTCATTTCGATCTGTTTTGAAAAGAAGCATAGCCTCCTTCATTTCTGCCAAATTTTCAACAACCATTTTTTCAAACGGGTATTCGATGAATTCATTTTCTGCAGCTAACAGCCTACACTTATATTGCTTCATCTCTCCTTTTTCTAAAAGAGAAATCTTATATTCAGAAATATCCTTTTCATTTCTAATATATTTAAGTAAATCATCATTCATCTTTGTTAAGTCTATCGCCTAATAAATCTGTAATTATTTTATATTTCTTAAGCTTCTTAAGGCGCATGCTGGCCGCCCAACCAGTCAGCCCAACTTCTTTTGCTGCATCTTTTATCGAAAAGCCATCTAGACATACCATCTTTAAGATAGTATGAGTTTTGGGGTCTATCATTCTTGCTATTTTATTTATAGCTAATTCCAAATCTATTCTTTCAAAAATGGTGCCATCATCTGAATATAAAGCGTCAGCATTAGAAAGTGTATTTTGAAACTCCGAATATTCCTCTCCGCTTCCAGGGTCTATTTTTACCATAGAGCTAAAGGCCAGCTCCTCTCTTGATTTTCGATACTTCACCTTCTCAGAGGAGCCATCCTCTGTATCATCTAGATTTCTCAAGCTGCAGGCATCATTCGATAATTTATTAACACTTTTTATTTTAGAAATTAATTTATTTCTCAGATGAGTATGCAGAAAGGTACTTAGTTTAACTTTCTTTTCTGGGTCAAAAGCATTCACCCCCTCAATGATTATCATAGACAGTTCCTGCTTTATATCTTCAAACGTATACCCTGGCATATATGTTCTTGCAGACCACTTGCACAAGAGGGGATCGATTCTCTCCAGAACTCTAGCATAGCCCTCTTTGGTCTCAGTATTCACATAGACCTTCTCTTCATACATCTCGACATATCCTTCAAAAGCTTTTTTCATATCCACCCCTATTCTGCCCAAGCGTCTTGGCATATCGGCTTATAATCGCACCATCTGCAAAGTACAGAAGGCTTCTTTACCCACGTATCATCAGTGTCAATAAAAGAAGCTTTCTTCACGAGTAGTTTGTTGCATCTGTCTAAATCATCTATATTAAATACATAATCTATTGATTCACAATTATGCTTTAACAATATAAAGGATCCGTGAACAACTCTTACATCAGAAAACTTTCTTCTAATGGCTTCTGCGTAGACAAGAAGTTGAAAGTCCGTTAAATATTTTTTATTTTTACTAGTCTTATAATCAACAACTCTATATTCTCCGGGGCCGATCCTATCAACTCTGTCCATAAAGCCTCTGACTATAGTATTGTCATCAATTTTGAAATTAAAAGGAGTCTCAACCCCAATTACATCAGGTACCCCCTCCCTTCTGAGTTTATAAAGATAATCTTGTATAATCTCTCTTAAGTATAAGACTCCCGGCTTATCTCCATCCGGAGTCCACACGGGCTCTTCTAAAATGTTTAGATCAAATTTCTTTATAGACTTCTTAAAGCACTCTTTCATAAATACTGGGAAGTCTTTTTCAAGAACCCCATCTTCAGCAACTCCTTTGTGAAAGAGTTCTAAAACCATATGAGCGCATGATCCAAACTCGGTAAACCCCCACTTATTAGAGGGCACTTCTGGTTTCTCGATATATCTATAATGATATTTCTTAGGACACTTCTTGTAAGTGTCCATAGATGATACTGATAATTTTAACAAAACTAAACTCCAATTAGAATAATTGACTTAAGGCCCTATCCTGAATCCACCTATACACAAAAGATTTTCCTACGCCACCTATGTGCAAAGTATCTTTGTTAACAGTCTGAACAGACCTTATCCACCTCGACTCTAAGCTTTCCCAATAATAAGAAACATAAAGCTTCGTCTCTGGGTTATAAAAGCTTCTTACATAATTTCCTGTTACAATAGGCTCCTTCTCTCCAAGCCTTTCATTATAAAACTTGCTAACAGGCCCAAAAGTATTGTAAGGACGATTCACTATTTTGACAACTTGATTATCAAGATTAGCCTCAGTTGACCCGTCTATAGTTATAAATTTAGCATTTGGATCAAAATTTGCATTATCATTAGGAGAAGACCAAGCAGTCTCCATTCTCTCTTCTGATTTTTTAGAGAAATTAACAAAGCCAACTGAAGTCTTTCCTTCGCCAACATAGATTCCCGTAGAGTCTGTGAGAGAGGCTTTTATCTCTAAGTCAGAAAAGCTTGTGGAAGACATCTGGGCATCGTCTCCATCGGCATCATACGACAAGCTGTCAACGGCATCGTCTCCGTATGACATGACGACAATCCCTTCTGTGCCAAGGATTCTTGGGCCATCTAAAGTTGTAGAGTCAGATCTGTATGTTTCCTCTAAAATAGAAGAAGTATCATCTAGAGATATAGCTATAGCGCTCAAAGATACTGTTCGGCCAGTCGTAGGCAGGTACACTCTTCCAACTGCTATCAAAGATTCAGAAGAAGGAATTGATCCATCCAAGGTGTAATAGACTGTAGCAGGCTCATCTGTAGAAAAGGTAACATACTCAGGAAACCCGTCCAAAAGCTCCTGCTCACTTTCTTCCAAAGTTAAAGTTATCATAAAACCTCCAAGCTTACTTAGAAAATTAGCATACTATCTTGTAGAAAATTCTAGCTCGCTTTCTCCATTAACCTTTGTAATGTTTATTACATTATCAAACTTCTCTTTCAAAGTCTCATCGTGAGTGATTACCAAAATCTTATATTTATCTTCCAATGATTTTATGACACTCACAAAAAGGGTCTCGACACCATATCTGTCTAACGGTGAGTTTACCTCATCTAGTAACAAAAACTCAAGCGATGAGCCTCCATATCTGCTAGATATGTCACTCAAGGCGATGCGAAGAGCTAAAGATATCCTGAACTTCTCCCCTCCGCTGAGAGACTTAAAGTTCTGAAGGTGTCCATCCTTTCTTACTTTCAGATCTAAAGTTTCAATTATAGATACGCCATCCGCTCCGAGTCTTTGGGTCTCAAGAACAATTACCGCAGGCTCATTGCAAATAGACGACAATATTATATTTGCAGTTTTTTCCAAATCTTCTATCACAAAGTCTAATAAAATAGTCTGAATCCCACCCTTCCCAAACATCTTTCCTAACTTCTCAAACAATGCCGACCTCTTTAATTTTGTTGCGATCTTTTTCTTATCCTTTTTTATCCTTGCCTCTTGTTGAGAAAGCACGGAAAGCCTTTCGGATAATCTTCCAATCTTCTTATCTTCTTCCGAAATCAAACCCTTCAAAGACTCTCGGTCTTCTCTGAGAGATTTTAACTTTACCCTTAAAGCTTGAAAGTCTTCATTTTTAATAGATTCTAGAATGTCCCTGTTATTCTTTAGTTTAAACTCAATCTGCTCTATTGATCTTGCTAGCTTTTCTAGAGCTAACTCTTCTCTTTCGCAAGAGTCAGCCACCAAGTCGAGCTTATAAGTTAAAGACTCAACCTTAGAAGCTGTTTCCTTTAAGTCTCTATTTTCCCCCTGCTCCTTTAGCACTGCCTCTACTTCTTTCTCTAAAGACAAAATTTCTGTATTAGAATCTGAAAACTGCTGTTTGTAATCTAAGCTTTTATTTTCATGATCTTTTGCCAAAAGACTATACAGCTCCTCGCTAATAGCCTGATTGCATATATAGCAAGATTCTGAGGAAAGATGCATCTCGGACAGCACCCTTAACCCCTCTTCTGCAGAGGCTTTCTTTGCCTTATAATGTATCAATTGTGTTCTTAGGCCCTCAAGCTTTCCCTCTGGGATTTCAGTCAAAGCCTTTCCGTTAATACTCGATATTAATGGAGCTAGCTTTTTATTTATATCCGACCTGTCCCCCTTATACCTTTTCAACAAAGTCTGAACTGATAGGCTCTTTTCCTCTAAATCCTTTTTTTGATTTTTTAAAGAGGAGATGTCTTCAATCACCTTATCATAAGTGTCTGTGTCCAAAGATTTTTTTATTAAAAGATACTTTTTATTAAGAGATTCAATCTCCTCAGAAGCAGACTTCAGCTTTGCGCCTAAAGCCTTAGAAGTCCTTTTGGAGGAATTAACCTCGGCCCTTGTTTCTTCCAGCCTCTCTACTGTGACTTCATATTCTGCCACTGTTCCCTTTAAAACCTTGCACTCTACGCCTATATCTCTCACTCTCTTTCTTGAAACTTTTTCGTAATCATCCCATCTAGAAATATCCACTATTGATTTAAGAATTTCCTTTTTCTTAGATGGCTCAGATTCTGCAAATTCAGAAATATCATTTTGTCTAAAATAAACAGAGTTTATAAATGTTTTGTGATCTAACTTTATAGTTAACTCTATCTTCTCATTGGTACCTCCGGACGTTGAACAAGATATATTCTGCCACTCTCCATCTGCTCCTTTTATAAAAAACTCAACCGTTGATGTTGAATTCATCCGGTTCCTATCTCTTATGACCATATACTTGGCGTCATTATGAGAAAACTCCAATGTTACAGAACAAGTCCGCTCTCCCCACCTAATAATATCGTCCATCATAGCGGCTCTCGACTTATTAAAAAGACACCACAATATAGCCTCAAAGATAGCGCTTTTTCCAGAGCCGTTAGACTTATCATAGTCTCCCTCTGTATTCCCTATTAAAAGGGCTGAATTAAATTTTGAAAAATCTATCTCACTATTTTTGTGAGAAAAGAAATTTTCCATACTAAGCTTAGACGGAATCATGTTTCTCCCATTATTATTTTAGCCTCTTTCAACATCTCTTTTCTATACTTATCATCAATATCCTGCGAATTTAAAAATGCTTTGAACATAGAGAAGTCATCTTTATGCTCAAGTATGGAACTATCTCTTACAATTCTTTTCGATACAGCCTCTATAATTATTTTGGATACATGAAACACGCCAAGCTTATACAGGTCAGCTTGGATCTGCTGCTTATCCATTGCTGGCAACACCTTTTCATCTACCAGGAACTTAAATCTAACAATCTTATCTTTCAAATCGAACTCATCTAATTTTTCCTTTAAAGCATTTTGTATATCAGAAAAGTTAGATGCAGACAAATCTACAGAAGCATCCTCCAGATCTCTAACAGGAAGCTTATGAAAACTTGCTTTCTTTTCAAAGATATCATAATCAACAAAATATTTATCTATATTAGCGTCACCAAAGTTAGACCTCTCCATAGATCCCGCATATATACATACGGGTGCGTGCTTTTGCAATACTCTAAATTGATGCAGATGGCCCATGACGGCAATATCACATCCATTAAAAGAGCCTGGAGCGGCCATAACCTCTGTTCCTCCATAGTCATTATAACTTCCTTCAAAGAAGAAATTATGCCCTATAGACAGCAGGGGATTCTCCGAGTTAACACTCGCTACTAACTCTTTTATGTGTGTATTATACTCTGCAGACTGCTCTCTAATATTATCTCCAGGATACATCCTTCTGTCTCTATAGGGAAGGAGCAGAAGATTCACCTTTTCATTTTTAGAATTACAAACCTCTACGATCTCAGGCTCAAGAAGCATTCTAACATTAGGATATTCTGCTGCAGACAAAGAAGTTATAGAGCTTGTAAAGCTTGATCCATTTTTCTTATAATCATGATTACCCATTATAACAAACGTTGCTATATTTGCATTTGATAACCTCTTTAATGCCTTATCTACAATCTTCATATGCTCAATGCTAGGCTCTCTATGTTCAAACAGGTCTCCTGTTTGAACAAATATATCAGCCTTTGTTTTTATAGTATGGTCTATCACATGCTTCAGGGTCTTCCTGTAATCCTCAACCCTTGTATTGCCACCCTTCCCATTAGGCCTACCAAGCCCAAAGACAGCACCTACATGTGTGTCTCCACAAATAACTATCCTCACGAATACCTCCTGCGAATTAATCCCTTTATTTTTGTTAGCAAAGATTTTGTACGCTTAACGTCATATCGATCAATACTCTCTATATGCTGGTCGGCCCTCTTCATAACCTTCTCAATCCACTCTATATCTTCCGGATGAGCCTTTAAGGCTTCTCGAAAAACCTCTGAAAGCTGCAAGAGAGGATAAAAGTTTGTCTTCTTTTTTCCAGAAGCTACCCTCTGGACTTTGTCCGGGTCCACAAGGCTAGACAGCTCTGTTATGGCTCCAGAGAAGTCTAGATTTGTACATAGAATGTAAAAGTCTATAACATTATTTGTGGCCCCACATCCAAAGCAGTAGAAATTATTGTTATCTCCATCAATATATAAAGAGCCCGTCCTTTCCGAGCCACTCTTATGCTCTTTGGACGGACACTTGCATCTATGCGTGAAGTTTCCGCTACTTATCCTCTCCAGAGCTATAGACTCTGCGTTCGCTATATCTAATATAGATATAGATTTTAAAATCTCTTCTTTCGAATATCTAATCAAAATGAAAACCTGTTCCAGAATGTCTTTTTCTTTTTAGGCGCAGGCTGCACAATGTCAAGTTCTTTTTGAATATCTGTAATATATGGAGCTCTAAACAAAAGCGGCTTAGACAAGCTTCCATCCAAATATAAGCCTGTTCCAATATCAGTTATTTTCTCTGCTCCCTTGCAGTCAAGAATGACCCTGCTGTCTATAGCGGAAGCAACCTTTAAAGCCACTCTTCCTGAAAAATTTGCCTTAATCAATCCAGATATTACTCTGCATGAAGGCCTTTGTGTTGCTAAAATAATACTTATCCCTGCAGCCCTGCCTTTTTGCGCAACCAAACACAATGACTTCTGTATGGTTTTATCCTGCAAAACTAAATCTGCCCACTCATCCACGACCATAACAATAGGCTTCATTCTATTTTTGGGCTCGACCCTCCTATTATACTCTATTGCGTTTCTAGCACCAGACTTATGTAGGTGATAGAATCTTGTTTCCATCAAAGTCCTAACTTCTTCAATAATATCATTGGTTTCTTCTGCGGAATGAACAAGGGCCTTAACAGCATTTAGGTCTGAATAAACTCCAAACTCAACCATCTTTGGGTCAACTAAGTAAAGAAAAGCGTCTGATCCTAACAAAGATAATATGAAGCTATGAAGCAACACGCTCTTCCCTGAACCCGTAGTTCCTCCTACTAAAATATTTGGGAGGGTGTTTAGATCAACAGACAAAAACTCCCCCAAAGAGTCAATCCCCAATGCTATGGGGGCATAATTATTCTTGTGAAAAGAATCATAAACCTGCATAAAGGATGGAGATCTAAGCTCCTCTCTTTGAAGTTCCAATCTGTAGATTCCATCTTGAAGAACGGGAAAGCCGTTCGGGTGAGAATGCGATGACATAGAGAGGCCAATATCAACCAATACTCTGTCTAGCTTTGAAGACCTAACTCCTGGTGCTAGCTTTATGTCATAAACATCAAAAAACCTCTTCCTATCCAGCTTAACATAATCTGCTTTTATGCCGAAGGACCTTAAAAGCCCAAAAAGCTTTTCTTCTTTTTTTGGCTCAAATATCTCAATTACTTCTGTTGCCTTCATTAATACTCCTTACCTCATCAAGGGTGTCCTGCAGGGCCTTGCGGTATCCTACAAGAATATTGTATACACCGTTGGAGGTAGGAGCAACAGAAAATTTACTACATTCGTCCTCTACCATTCTTAACTTTTTATTAACACTTGCTATTTTTTCTATCAAGAGATTAACCACCGCAACCTTGAACATTATTTTCGGCCTTGATTCTTCTTAAGCTTATTAATCTCTCTCTTCAGCTCCCTCAACTCTACCTCCAGCTTTATATTGTCATCTTTCAGCTTTAACGTTGATCGCAAAGACAGAACTATAAGACCAAAGATTCCCTCACCTGGGTTTACTCCATCTAAATCATCAGCAGCAATCAGAAGTCTGTTTAATATTGATACAACATTATTATGGTACGCAGGAGTTTGGTTGTCAGGATGAGTCTTGTCTGCAAGCAGCTTCTTGTAATCATTAAAAGCATTTTCAACATTGCTTTGTGCTTCGCTCTTTTTTGAGTCCATATACTTCGTATTTTTCGGAAGCTTCACATCAGACATTATAATCCTCCTTTAACATTAGCATTATATATATTCCACATTTTTTATGCATTTTTAAAAACCCCTGTATTCTATGCAGCATATCTTCATCTATAATACCAAATTGTCTATATAAAAAATTAACTATATTAACGCACTTATTATAATCATAACATGTTGAATCATATAATCCACACGCATTATCTAGAAAAGAATCTAGCCTAACTCTTCTTGAAGAATCTAATCTTGATAGATCAACTATAGGGTTTATACATGAGGTGCAATATGTAAATCTCTCAGAATCTACGTGCCCATTGCATCCCAATAAAATATATGCATTCACAAAATGCCTCAATCTACATTGAATTGTACGCTAATAGAAGTAAAGGCTCCGGCCAAATCTCTAACTGTTATCTCAAGTATATACTCACCAGGCTCATCGGGCTTAAACTTCATCCATTCGTAATTAGTTCCATAAAATATTGGAGGGTTCTCCCATACCGGATTTATAGCTTCTGAGCCAATATTTTTATAACCTGATTGAGCTGGAACTTGTACAAATCTGGTCTCATAAGTCAAAAGAATCTCTTGATTATTATCCATAAAAACGTTAAGAGAATCTGCGGCACCACCTGTATCTTCTGGATCGAAAGAGAACTCATAAGAAAGTCCGGTAAGAAGACTCTGTTGAATATTGGCCTGACCTCCCTCTCCAAAGGTAAACAGGTCTCCTCCATTTTGATTATACGTTACAACCGGAGTAGGAGGCGAGTTTGGATGAACAACATTCTTAATCCCATCATATGTAGCGCTGCCTGTTGCGCCCCCTTCATCTTCAACCTCTAAGTCTAAAACATAATCACCCGGAGTATCTGGAGTAAAGAAAATAAGGTGTGGAGCGTCATCATTTACATGTACAGAGGAAGTGCTTCCGGCTGGAGTCGTAGAAAGTGTCCATGAATAGGACAGGCCTCCGTTCTCTGGATCAGAAGATTCTTCTCCAGAGAAGTCCAGTTTCATGCCAACAACATAAGGCCCCTCAACTGTAGTAAGCAAATCAATTGCGGCGACCGGATCTTGGTTTACTTGGTTAACTGTAACGGACCTAGTGACCGTTGTTGCAGGAGACTCTAAGCTGTCCGAAACATTGTAAGTTATAATAAAGTCACCCGAATCATCAGTATTGTAGTCCCACCCACTAACAACGATTGAGCTTGTTAAGTCTCCTTCCTCCATATCAGTTGCAATAGCAAGCGGATCATTAAATACTGCGCCCTGATCAACCGTCATACTTGACGCTCCATTGAGCGTAATCACAGGAGGTTGATTTGAAATGGCAACTATATCTCTATCGTCAGTTGCCACCCCACCGTTCCCATCATCAACTGATATCTCAACATTAAAAGAACCTGCGGCGTTTATAGTGAAGGCAGTATCTTTAGCAGTAGGCGATGTAAACGTAACGCTACCCGGGCTTGTTGTGGTCCACTGATATGTTAAGCTATCATTATCTAAATCAGATGATGTAGCATACAGGTTTCCAGACCAACTCAAGCTCTGGTTGTCGGCGTTCCAAACCCCATAAAGGCTGAGGTCTGAAGTATTTGCATCAATAGTCACAGTTGGATCTTGATTAGGCTGAATTACCTCAATAGACTTTGTATAAGGAGCGCTCTGAAGGCCATCATTATCCGTAACTATGAACTTAAAGTAAAGAGTTGCGGCACTATCTGGAGCCATGATCCCCAGGGTTCCAACAGAGTTTGTCCATGGGCCTGCAATGGACTCGCCCACAGCGCTAACCCTCTCCCAAGTATATAAGCTGATTGTTCCATCTGCATCAGAACTCCCCTTATCTTTCAGCATGAAAAGCTGGGAAGGATCTAACTGTGTTTGTATAACAATTCCTTCGGTATCATAGTAATCAAATATAGCAACAGGAGCTTGGTTGACAGCCACCGCCGTTATTGTAGCATTGTCAGAAGCAACTCCTCCCTTGCCATCGTCAACTGTAATTTCAACATAAAAAGAACCTGACGAATCTATAGCGAAAGAAGTATTCTTATCATTAGGCGATGTGAACGTAACATTGCTCGGGCTTGTAGTGCTCCACTGATATGTTAACTCATCTCCGTCTGAATCAGATGATGTTGTGTATAGGTTTCCTGCCCAAAAAACCTGCTCCCCCTCTCCGGTCGGGACTACCACAAGGTCTGAGGAGTCTGCGACAATGGAAACAACAGGGTCCTGGTTAGGCTGGACTACGTTAATAGACTTTATAAGAGGGTCACTAGCCTCTCCATCGTTGTCATATACAATCAGCCTGTAATAAAGAGTCATCTCAGAGTCTCCAGCCTGCAATGAAATCTCAGTAAGAGCAGGTCCTTCCAAGGTCTCACCCACTGGGGCTCCAGCCCCATTAACGGGAGTCCATGAATATAGGGCTATAGTTCCGTCATCATCAGAGCTGCCTGCGTCTTTTAGCCTGAAGCCCTCATTAAGCTCAACCTGGGTTATAACGGTTAACTCTTCCGGATCATAAATTTCAAATAAAGCTGTCGGCTTTATATTAACAGCAGATATAGGGATGGTCTGAGTTGTTGATGCAGACACATTAAGATCATCTTTAACTGTTAGTTTTATTTCAAAATCGCCTTCAACACCAGGGGTGAAATAAGAGTCTTCTTTGTCAGCGTCTATTATAGTAAAGCTGTCCGGTCCAGAAATCACTTCCCACAGCCAGGACGCTATCGTTCCATCTGGATCAGATGAAGTGGAGGTGAGGTTTATCTGAGCCGATGGAACAAGAACTTCCCCTTGATCTGGCGCATACGAAAAACTTGCTATAGGAAGTGCGTTTACAGACAGACCTTTGGTTAGAGAAGTTTGTTCATTGCCATCACTTACTGATAAGTCAAAAGAGTAATCCCCATAAGCTGACGGTGTATATGTAAAACTTTCACCTGTAGTTAGAAACTCAGAAACGTCAAGCGCAGAACTATCTGGGGCCGTAGCTGCCCATGTCCAGACCAAAGCATCATTTTCAGGATCTGATACCGTAGGAACAATAGTTACAGTGTCGCCAAGGTTAATTCCAACAACGGGGCCAGCATCGAGCTCAAACACAAAATCAACTAGAGGGGCCAAGTTTACAGCGTTTGCCACTATTGTTACAGAGTCGGTATCAATGCCTCCATTTCCATCGTCTACCTCTACCTGTATCTCATAAGATCCAGACGCAGCTATCACAATCTCGGTGTCCTCTGAATCTGGAGTGATAAAAGATACGTTTACAGAATCAGCAGTCCACGTATATGTTAAGCTATCATTATCCGGATCAGACGATGTTGCATAAAGGTTTCCTGGCCAAACTGTGCCTGTATCCGTAGCAACCCCAACAATACTAAGTGTCGAAGCTTCTTCATCAATATTTATAATTGGCGCTTGATTAGCAGAAGCAACAGATAAGCTGAAAGAAGCCTCTGTGCTTTCCAGAATTCCATCACTGACTTTTAGCTTTACGACTATATTAGAGCCGCCCATATCCTGAGTGTCTATAGCAAACAAGCTTTCTATCGGAGGGCTGTCGTCCGAAACTCCATCGACACTAATGTCCCAAAGGTAACTAACAATAACATCCCCATCTGAATCAAATGAGCTTGTTCCATCAAAAGTGACATGGCTTCCTTCTTGCACAGAATCACCACTTGTCAGAACAATGGGGTCTTCTTCATTATCGTTATCAATATATACTTCCAGGCCAGCGTCAGGAGGGTTGTTTGCAAGCTGTTCCTGCCCCTCTATTCCGTGATAATGAGCCGTTATATACCACTCTCTGATTTCTGCGCCTTCTGGATAATTTAAAGAAAGATGGATTGCTTCATTGGGATGAAGCGTATATGAATTATTAAATATTAATCCGTCTAAAGTATCAAGGCTATCTGGCTCTGATTTAATCAAAACAGACACAGGCCCTTGATCTCCTAACATTGTTCGGTTTTTTATAGCAAAGAAGTCCCCATGCCGCCAGGGCTTCTCTGGAATTTCTGGATCTGGAATTTCTGGAATCAAAACGTGTCCAGCCTGATTCCACTCTTCATCTATGATAATAAGCTTATTAAGGTCTTCCCTTATAACTCTAATGTTGTAATCAAAAACCTCTGGGTCATCTTGCTCACCTGGAAATGGCCAAGACTTCTTCTTCGGAATAATCCCAGAGTCTTGTTGCTTATAAAAAACGTCTCCTGTTTCAGAATTCCACAGAACCTGCTTTCCCTCTCCAGAGGTTAGGTCGTTTATCCTAAGGGGAATCTCTGAATCATCACCCCGAATATGAAGCCTTCTCAGAGGTTCACCATCATTAGGGTTAATCCCCACCCATGCATTAGAATTTACTTTAATTGCATTAAGCAAGCCAGAACCACTATTTATATTAAAATCCAGTTGAGACTTATCGTCTGCGCTTTCACCCTCATGAGAAGCCTGTATGTTTGCCAAAGTATATGGAGCGGGTGAATCACCGGCAGCACCCTCTATTCCCTCAAAAGCTAACTCTGTCATTCTTGCTTCGGCACCATTGCTTTGGTCTAAGTTAGAAATTGTAACCACAGGATGATCAGACGCTGTTCCTTCGCTTTTGTTATAATAAAAACTTCCACTCCCAGCAAAAGCATCTCCATCCCTATACTGAATTGATCCGTCTGGCCCGTCAGGTTCGGAGGCGCTCATAGACTGAGTCTCCCAAACTCCACTCGTTTCGTTAAAGATCAAGACTTCGCCTTCTGTTGGAGCCAGATCATTATCTACATCAGTTAATTCTTTTAATTCTTTTGGTCCGCCAAGAAGATCTACTATATTTCCATCTTTATCTTTATAATGTAAATGATTTTGGATATGTGAGTGTGAGCCGTCTGAAACAAACAGAGCCCCATAGCCTGCTCCCGTGGGAATCTCATCAGGATCATACTCTGACAGGACAAGTCCCGTGGGATCAATTAGGCCAACAACCGTTAACTTCCCTCCTACATCTAAATCTCCAGAGAAATTTCCGCTTCCATCAACATCAAGGGCCATAGTGGGCGTCTTATTGATCCCAACTCTTCCATCTCCAATTACCCGTATTATGTCTGAACCACCACCGGCTCCATCAAAGTCTCCATACCATAGGTTAAAGGCAGAGTTCTCAGGTGAGCCCCCTGCTCCAGACTCTCCGTACAGCGTCCACTCGTGACTATCTCCAAACGGGCCAGCATTATCTGCTGTATTGGTAAATAAAATCCTTCCGCCGTCGTTGTCGTCATCTTCGTGAATTAACAAATGCGGAACACCAGTCCCAGAATCATTCTTTACAGTAAGTTTCCCACGCGGATCAGATGTTCCTATTCCTACTCTTTGCTCTGCATAATTGTATACGAACCCAGCATCACCACCAAACTCTCCGCCCTCATTGTATTGAACATGCGTATCACTCCCGCCTATTGTCATAGATAAGTCTAAGTAGTAACACCTGTCTCCAAAAGAGTCTTCTGTATATTCCGGAATAGCATGGCCGCCGCCGCTTGGTCCGTATACTGATTCCGAATAACACTGTATGTTTACAGCTTGAACGGCAGGGTCTGTTCCGTCATATCCTCCCAAATTTTGATGTGACAAGACACCTCTTACATGTGAACCATTAGTGAGCAACACCTTTGACGCATGACCATCGGCATGAATTCCGTCATGAACATGTCCAGCAACCACCGGATCATGTTCGCCAGCTTCTGTGTTATAGCCATACTCTCCACCATACAGTGCATTCATAACCTCTGCGGTTACTACAGTCACCGCTGAAGTATAACGAGTTAGCTTATTGTCACTATCGGTTGCCATTCATTCTCCTATGGTCCGGCTGGTCCCCAAATTAAAGTCAACAAGGTTTCTGCGATTTGAACTTTTGCAACAAGACTTTCTCCGACATACCTGTTCCCCGTGCCTTGACCGCCCAGAAGAGTACCGCCAGTTCCCGGTATTACATCAGTAGGTTCACCAGAGTTATTCAGCAAATATAAAGAAAATACTGCCTGATCTAAATTCGTTACAGTTGCTGACGCTGGAGCCGCACCGGCCCCGCCCCAGAAGGGATCATGCGTAAAAGAGATCTCGAAATCTGACCCAGCGTTGCCTGGACCAAGCGGGTCCACTGCAGCCAAAGGAACGCCCCCTGCCGTACTCATCGTAGAAACCAACGCTCCACTATACTTAACGCTTCCATCAAACTGTGTTGATATAAATCCTTTGTACGTAAAAGATACTGCATGATGCCCATTGCCTACTGCTTGGCCTTCAGTAAAGCTTAAAACACCATCTATTACAAAGGAGTAGCAACCAGGATATCTGGGATAAAATCTTCTGCCAGAAGATGAATGATCATCATCTCCGTCTAAACTTGCTATAAAATCAAAAGTAGTTATTGCGGGAGCCGCAGCTGGAATCCATATCTTGCCTTCTTCAAGCGTATAATCCCAACTTCCAAACGCTGTCAAATCAAAGGTCTGAGCACTTCCCGGTGCCTTTGGCTCATCAGGAGTTGCGCTATCTCCAAGCATAACATTTGGAAACTCACCTACAGGGATAGAGGGTTCTCCCGACATCCATCCAGACAACTCTGCCCACCCCGTTATCGGATATCCAAGGGATGCATATTTGACGGCAGAAAAGCCCCCTGCAGCCTGTGATACTTGCCCATATAAATAAGAATAGCTCTCTCTGCCACACGCTACTGAAAAGAAGGGTCTTGGGCTCGGCACTAAGTTAGAGGCAGAGCCGGTACGCAAGTTGCCATCAAACGGCCGTGTATAGCTGGCTATAAAATTAGAAGATCCATTTAAAATAGTCGAATGATGACTGCCAGCTATAATGTTAGAATAATAACCAGAGAGCATGTCATAAGGAGGTGCGTTATTTCCGGTGTCATCAATAAAAGTACCGCCGCCTAATATGGTAGAGCCCCAAGATTCTAATATATGATTTTGACTTCCACTAACAATAGTCGAATACAAACTGGTATCCGAAAAGCTGGCACTAGTAGTAGAGGTTATAACGTTTCCTATTCCACTTAAAACATAAGAGGACTGAACCCCAAAGCCCGTAGGCGAGGCAAGTTTAAGCCATGGAGATATATCGGTATTGTCATGTGCGTTTATTGCATTTTCATACCCACAAACCACTCCTGAGTAATACACATCATCTGAGTCCTGAGCTATAACTATTAAGTTCTTTCCCCCATGTCCTATAAAAGAATTTTCTATAACAGGCTTTGGGCTTGGAAATCCGACTCCTGCAGCGGCCATGATCTCATTTTGACTGCCCCCAAAAATCGAGCAACTTTGCGGTACAGCCTCACTTCCCCCTATGTTGTTGTATTTTCCCCCTAAGATAAAGTTTAAATCGCCAGAGTTAGAGGCAGACCCGTTTATATGATTGCTTCTGCCTGAAAAGATTCCAGAGCAAACCGATGTATTCCCCACCACTACTGCGCCCAAAAAGTTGGACCAGTAAGCTTTTCCAATAGTAAGTGTATCACCAGTTCCTGGGTCAATACCCGTAGCTGTATCTCCATCTCCATCTGCATTATCAATGTCATAATCAGGATTTACCCCGCCTCCTCCTAAAATAACAGAATGAGGAGAGTTTTCAATTGCGTTGCCAAAACCAGAACCAATAAAGGAATAGTCCGACTGAACAAGATTTCCTGTTCCCCCAGCAATAGTTGAGTATCCGCCCTCTATGCGGCATCCCGCTCCACCTGAAATATTTGAAAAGACCCCAGTGTTTGAAACCTCATTGTCCTTCCCTCCGGCTACAACCGAATGCTCTTTATAGGCATGGTTGTTTTCTCCTCCAGATACAACAGAATAATCTCCCTCTGAGGTATTCCCGTAGCCACCGGAAACAGACGCTCCAATGCTGTTTGATGTATTTTCATAACCACCGGCAACCACAGTGTATGCTGCCTCTGAAGAATTCTTTCTGCCTCCGGACACAACAGAGGCTAAGCCACTTGCAGTGTTTATATGATCCGGAGTTGTGTTGCCTCCGCCACCGGCAACTACAGAATAGTCTCCCTCCGCTGTATTATACTGCCCTCCAGAGACTGCAGAGAGAGACCCAGATGCAGTATTTAAAGAGCCTCCAGAAACTGTGCTACCTGAATTAGATGCCACATTACTCTGTCCTCCAGAAACTGTGCTGCTCAAGCCAGACGCAGTATTTGAAGCGCCACCTGAGACAGAGCCATATTCTTCTGTTGCAGAGTTGCCCTTCCCTCCAGAGACCGTGGAGTTGTCTCCGCTTGCAACATTAGAATCGTCTGGATCAGTAGGGCCTCCGCCCCCTGCAACCACAGAGTGATTTCCGGAAGCCACATTAGTCTCGCCTCCAGATATAACTGAAAATTGGCCGCTAACTTTATTAAGCTTTCCTCCGGAGACCACAGAGTGTTCTTCGTTAACCTCATTGCTCTGTCCGCCTGAGACCACAGAGTGATGTATGGTAACCTTGTTTTCTTCACCGCCAGATATAACTGAGTTATTTGAACTATTCTCGTTCTTTAGCCCTCCGGATATGACTGTCTGATTGCCTTCCAAGAGGTTCTCAAAACCTCCGGATATTACAGAATAAGCACTTCCGCTAATGGCATTTCCGGCTCCTCCAGATATTGCACAAGCCCACTCCGTCAGACTGCCCGTTATGGAGTTAGACCATCCGCCTGAAACTGTAGAGTAGATTTGATCAGTCGAATTGGAAATGCCTCCAGCTATTGTAGCATAAAGGCCGAATTGTTCTACAGTATTGCTCCCTCCTCCTGAAATTACAGAAAGCTCTCCTATCGCGGTGTTGTTATATCCAAAGGCTGCAGAGTAAGAACCTCTATTAGACTCATCCCACTGATCGCCATCTGCCGATCCCGCCCTGAAAGAAGCATTTGATTTATCAAACTGAAGCCTATTATCACCCCTTCCGTCAAGTTCATCGAGATCATTTAATGACTCTGACCCAAAGACAAAATCAAATCCCTCTGTGGCAAGCCATACGTCCTCTATGTCCTCATAAGAAGATCCGTCAAAGGTTTGGTTTCTTTGTCTTATTAACTTGTTCTCAGAGCCATCTCCAGCAGGATCTTCCTCTTCTACGAAAGGGAAGTCTGCCCTGATAGCTCTTAGGTCTAAATAATAATATGTCTTTCCCGAGTCTACATCAACTCTATACTCTGGGATTGCGTCATCTACGTTTATAGTGTCCCAAACGTTTCTCTTCATCACAGCGTCATCTGCGAGGTTAGGGTTAGTTAGCATGTCTTCAACATGCTCAACTAAATGTATTTTTCTTCCGTGTCCATCACCATGCTCACCATCGTGTACGTGTCCACGCACACGTGGGTCATCTGCGTCTATTGAAGAGGCATCGGCCGAACCATAAAGGCCTCCAAATACCGAATTGGCAAAATCTGCCGTAACCACCGTGACTGCAGATTCGAATTTTGTTAGCTTTGAATCGCTATCTGTAGCCATTACTTTCCTTTATTCTAAATCTATATTTTTAAAATGCTTCTTTATCTTGTCACTTACTTTAAACTTAACAGATTTGTACGGCTTTAAAAGCATTTCTTCTTGTGTCTTTGGATTTCTGACTGGGCGTGCTGAATGTTCATATAAAAAGAACTTACCAAACCCAACGATTGATACTTCGCCGTCTTCTTCTAAACCGCCAATAATAGAGTCCACTAGCTCGTCTATAACCTGTAGAGCCTCTTTCTGTGACAACAGAGTCTTCTCTGCAATCTTTTTCGCTAATTCTCTTTTGTTTATCATACTCTAACCCTTAAACGCATATGTGCGTGCATTGTCGATACAAACACAATTATTAATAGTAGTCTGTCATATTACATCTTCTTCTTCAAATTGCTCTGCATGCTCTTTGGACTTCTGATAATCAACCTCTAACTCCTTTGGGTTACCTCTATAATGCCTGTACACTCTAGACAAGTCGCCGTCATCAGACCCAGTCGGGTCCAAGCCATAATTCTCATACATCTTATCGACTTTCTTCCTAACTATCTCTGCTTCTGTTTCTTTTATTTCCTGTTTTGATGACACTGCTCCTCCGATACTCCATTACACCATATCGGCCGTCTTGACTATCTCTCTACAGACCTCTACCATAGACTCCTTGGACATTTTTAACTTTAATGCGTTAACACAATAAGCGCACCAGACCACATTCCCCACGACATATCCTAATGTTGGATCTACACAATCCAAGGACATCTTGAAAGGGTCATGCGTTCTGCTTGCATCATCTTTTACAATGTTTAATTTAATTCCAGAGTAATAACACTTACCATCTTGTTCTTCAAACAAGTTTGTTATATACTCTTTCGTTATGTCAAATGAAATGCCTTTCTTTTCAGCTCTACCTCTAGCATTACGAACAGCTCTGCCGAACATAATGCTAGGATAATTCAAACATTTCTGTCTCCAATCAAGACTAGTCATAAACCTACTCCATGGGCTTGTTAAATACATTAACCATAATTCTTACACCAGCTTTGGCTCCAGATGCTTTCGCCACCGTTCTGATGGCATTTGCAACTCGCCCCTGCTTTCCAATAACCTTTCCTACATCATCTTTGCCGACCTTCACCTCAAAGAGAATGCCCTCTTTGTCAGTCTCCCCCTCTGCAACGCTGACAGAGGCTTCATCATCTACAATGCTTGTAACCATTGTTCTTATAAGTTCTTCTATGTTGCTCATCTTAAATCTCCTTTATGTCAATAGGGACAGGGCTTCCCTTTTCCCTCTTTGGAATCAATACTTCTAGCAGACCGTTCTTCATAGAAGCCTTTGCTCTAAGCAGATTAAAAGTGGGATTTATAAAATATTTTGCTTTAAAGTTTCTACGGGCAATTCCTCTCACGATCATGCCCCGCTGAACCCCTATCTTAGGGGCTTTGGCAGGATACTCGTCCTCTGATATGTCTTCTAACTCACTTGTCTCAACCTTATTTCCAAGACCGCTTATGCAAAGCTCACCATTATTAACAGATACCGCAACATCTCCTGGAGAGTATCCTGCCAAGGCAAATGCCATATGAAATCCGTCCTCATCACACCACTGGTCACACCTTGGGAACTTCCCTGCTGATGAAACCTTTTTGTGATTTCCAACGTCTCTATAAAACTCATCATCAGCCCATAATAAATCAAGAATTCTGCCTGGTACAGATACTCTATTCAACAATTCTTTCATCGGTTTCCTCTCCGTCTTCTAAGTAAGTTTCTAAAAAAACACTTAATGTGTTAAATGATTCTACCACACTTGAAGCTCCCCAGCTAAACAAACTTGAAATAGAAGCTCCCATAATTGGATTTATATCATAAAAGCAGGAGATGAGGAGGCCAACCCAAAAACCAGAACACATAGTGCAGCTAAGAAGCTTCTCTAAATACTCTGACCTTGAACTAATGAAATCTCTAATTGGCTCTAATATAGAACTAAACACAACTAGCACCGTTATGCCTGTACAGCCAAATATAAAGACTAACAACTCTACTAAACTCATGAAACAGCTCCAACTAAGTTATATATACTTAAAAATCATATTAATATCAATATATTTTGAATAGATACAAGTGTGTTTTTGTCAATCTTTTGCCCAAAATTTTAAAGAAATTCAAACTATTTAACCGACAAGCACAGGCTCATTACTGCCTGTTGAATTTCGAACCCTGTCAGTGTGGGCTTCTGCTCAAGTTTAATAGGCTCTGTCTTTTCAAGGAGGCCATTTGCCTGTGGCGGCGCGAACCGAGGCCTCAAGCCCTTACAGCCACCTGTGTTACAAAGGCTTTGTCCTCCGAGAGAAGAACTTACACTGCTTTTCTGATTAATTATTTTGACACTTCTCTTTTTGCTCATAGAAGACTGCGCCATTACCTTCCCCTCTTCATCATATAGCAATAAAGATATTGTATGACGATCTTTATTCAAAGTAATGATCGGCTGCAGCATCCAATGATTATTCTCAACACTACAGCGTAAAGGACTCCTTCTATAATCGCACTCTCCATATAAAAACCCTATATTCAAATCATTATATATAGAAATATTTTTATCTATTAGATGTCCATGCATATTCATATATACAAAAATCTCTTCTTCGTTATTAAAAAAAGCTTTAGAATCTGTCTGTTTTATTATAGGCTTCTGTATATATATCTTTTCATGAATTGAGTCATTAACTATCAACTCTGGAACACCATCCTTATCCAAAGGCAAGTCTTCTGCAAGTACACTTCCCGATAAAATTAATCCAAATATAATTGGCAACATTTAAACCCCCATTAGTTTATTGCTTGTTTTTGCAAGGAGCCTCCAGCCCCTCTATCATCAGGTCGCACACGTTACACTTGAAGGGAGAGGCTAAGAGGTCCTCATTCTCAATATAGTTGAAAGTTATTTCCTCTCCAACTTTAATGTCTCTTAAAGCCACAACGTGTACACCATCAATTTTGGCCGATGGATCACAAGAGTGATTTATGTAACTGCCGACCTCGTCCTCTACATGAATTCCATCTTTGATGCGAATAGACGTTCTAGTGGGGCTTTCTAATACTAATCGTCCAGACAAAGAGTATATGACCAGCCCTTCTTCATATGCGCAACCTGCATACACGCCTCCGAAGCCTCCTATTCGATTTATATAAACCATACTTTTACCCCCTAATCTTTCTGTATGCTATAACCGAGGTTGGCCACAGGTCTGTCGCCATATCTAAACATGCTCTTGCCACCTGTTGTATCTCCCACTGTGCGCCCTCATGCGTGCGTAAGTCTATGAACTTTAATAAGTTATTTAAGTTCACACTTCCATAATATTCTGTATAAAGATTTTGAGGCAATACTCCCCTGGCTTGCTCTCTGCATATTCCTGCATCAAGCAGTTCGTCATAGAGGCGCAAAGACTGCTCATGGTGGTCTTTTATTATCATAGAAGCCGGAACCTGATGTGGCACAGTGGACTCGGGATTCTGCCTTATAATGGCAGGATTAATCAAAGAGTCTAAATTACTAGCCTGTCTGTTAGACTTATGCTGTGTCCTAAATGAATTTGGCTCATAAAACTTTATATTAACATCAGTATATCTTCTGCTTATTTCGTTATAAGACCAAGTTCTATGTCTATGATGCTGAGACCTTACGAAGAGTGGCACTACAAACTTAAAAGTTGCTCCACAATGCTCAAGCGTACTCGTGTGTCTGTGCTTGATTAAATACTGAATAAGCCTTTCGTCCTTATCTGATAATACATCAGAACCAGAGTCTCTGCCAAAAGAGACTCTGGCAGACCTAACAATAGTCGCATCAGATCCCCAATGTTGTATAAGCTGCACCCTTCCTATGTTATCTCCGTATAACATCTTAGATATATTTTTATTTTCATCATTCATACTTCAGCCTTTTTCTAATAATTCTATATATCTATCCAGATACCACCTTGCCTTTCTCAAATCTTCCACAGAAGACTTATGCTTTTTTCCTGCGCGAGATATATATTTTGCCACATTTCCAAGATGGAAACCCAACTCCCAAGCCTCGATTACCTTTATAGCCTCATAAAGATTATCCTTTCCACCATAATGAGAAGGATGATTCACAAGGTCTTCTCTACTCACCTGAAGGGCCTCTGCACAGCAAGGTAAGCCTCCTATCATCATCAAAGATATAGTTTGCCGCCTCAAGAACATCCTCTCTCGAAACAGCCTCTATATTATCCCTATATTCTTCTATGGATGGAATATCAAATAACCTTCTCTTAATCTCCCAATACGCTATGCTGTAACTATCTTCTATGGCAGAATAAAAAGAAGATCTAATTTTATTCTTAGATCTTTGTAATTCTTCCTCTGTCACTAACTCCATTTTAATCCGATCTAGCTCTGCGTCCACAATTTCAACAGCTTCTTCCACATTACAATCTCTTGTGGAGAAGTCTACAAGGCTTACTCCTCCATATTCCCAATCATTATAACTTGCAGAAACCCCGTAAACCAACCCACGCTTTTCTCTTACCTCTGTGAACAACCTGCAATCCATTCCTCTGCCAAGAATTGTTGTTAAAAGCTGACTTGCACAATTCATATCAGAACCAATGTTATATGCGGGCGTACCCATCCACACATATGTGTGCTCAATTCCAGGCTTAACAGCCTCTAAGACTCTGCTCTCTAGATAATTTGAAGTACTGAACTTATGGCCCTTTCTTATCTTTCCATTTTGCTTTCCAAAATATTTATTTAACAGCTCCTTCGCCTCTTTCTTTTTCAGATTGCTGCAAACCGAAACTACTGCATCCTTTCTCTGACAAAACTCGGAATGAAACTTTCTCACCTCATCACATGTAAAGCTAGATATAGACTCTTGCGTTCCCAGCACTGGATTAGTTAAATAATTATCAAAGAAATTATCTGAAAAGCCTCTCCAGATAAAAGCACCTGGATCATCTAAAGAAGAAAACTCCTCCTCCTTTACCACCTCCACTTCCTTCAAAAATTCATCTTCTGGAAAGATTGGGTTAAACACCATATCAGAAAGAATCTCCATACATGGCTCAAGATTTTCATACGGAACAGATATGTAATAAGCAACAGATTCATGGGAGGTAAAAGCATTTGAATATCCTCCAAGAAAGGCTATTTCTCTTTGTATTTCAACACTATTTCTCTTTGCGGTGCCTTTGAACAAAGAATGTTCAAGCATGTGTGCTATCCCTGAATTGTAACCACCTCTCTCCTCAACTCTCGATCCTGCGTTAAAAGACACTATTATAGTGGCCAGCCTACTATGTGTCTTTGATATTACATGTATCACTAAAAACTCCCAAACCTTTTGTCAATTTTTTGCCCGAATTTTTTAAAAAAAAAGGGTGGAGAGAAAAACCCTCCACCCTTTATACTACCGAGTCTTTTGTTCGATAACTACTTTCTTTCCATAAGGAAATTCTACACCGCTATCCTGATCGCATACAGCCCATAACATTCTTGTTCTTGGCTTGTCTGGAAACGGAGCATAACCATCTGTGAAAACAACAAGACCGTCATACTTCCTTTCGTCTGCGAGTTGGATTACCGGGTGAAAGCATGTTCCACCACGACCTATCACATCTATCTTACTAGCCTTCTTGCTAAAAGGTTTTGGCTCGCCATGAATCTGTGTATCAAACTGAACAAAGTCCACCTTAACATGATCAATCATTCCATTTAACTCTGTAGCAAAGTATTCAAGCTGGGCATCGGATACTGACCCTGACGTATCAAAGGCTACCAATAACTTGCTTGTATAATTCCTCTTTGTCCCAGGAGAGGAGAATCCATAGCGTCTATTAGGTCGCATACGAGTATTCTTTCGACCCATTAAAATAAGCTTGTTAATAAACCACCGGACTTCCTTCTTCCAATTTACAACAGGCTTATTTGCTGCGATGATTTGAGCAGCAAGGTTTCCACTGATAGTTCCCCAACCCTTCTTCTCTTGTTCTTTAATTGCTTTTTCAGCAATATTTCTAACCTTTTCTTCTACAATATCATCATCAAACTCGTCCCACATAGAATGGTCATCAACAGTATCTCCTTTCCCATCGACTAATTGATCAAAGTCCTTCCCTTGACCCTCACATTCTTTCTTAAGCTTTTCATAATACCACTCAGAAGATTGATTGTTTTCAAGCCCAAACTGACTTGGATACAAAGCTCCGTCTGGCAATCCTTCGATGTGACAATTAATGGCGCAATCAGCAGCAATATTGTAGCCTCTGGGATTATAAGCAAAGTGCTTTGCTCTAGTCAGATGATGAAGCAAAACGTGCAAAGCTTCGTGCTTCAAAACGCTTCGCAACTCTGTCGATGTAAGTCCAGAAACAAAGTCTGGATTATAATACAAAGCTAAGTCAACTCGCCTAATAACACCAACCGCAAGAGTCTGGATGCTCTTGTTTTCCTTCTTATTAAGATGAAGGAAAACCTCTCCATACAGAGGTTGAAATGTAACCAGCTTTGAAATCGCTGACTCTAATTTGTTCTTTACTTGTGAATTCGCCATTATTACCTCCGAAATTAAGGCACCTGATAACCCTATGCCTTGCCTGTGGGGATGAATAGAACTTATGAAGAAAGATAAATCTTCTTCAAATGCTCTCTAAAGTCTTCATCATTCTGCCATTCCATAACAATCTTCTTGCTCTTCTGTCCTGCAAGCAGAGACACCCAAGCTTGAGAGGCAACATCATTCGGAAGCATCATAAAGAATTCTCTCAAATTATTACGCTGCTTTTCCTTTGTCTTGGTAAGACTACGATCATTAACCTCTGCAACAACAGACCTTGCCAAAGCCGCAATAACCTCAATGTCATTACATGCGGATTCAATCTTTGGCTTAACCTTTTCAAAGGTGTCCAAAACATCTGCTGGACGCAAGTGAGAGAATTCATTTGTAAGGAACTTCTGAAACATTACAGCAATCTCTCGACCTACCCAACCCTTCGTAACCTGTGTAAGCATACCATCATCAGTGCGCGAATCAAGCCCCATGTGCATAAGAGTATCGCTAAAAGCAACCCAACTTCTGCGAGAAGGATAAATCCGTCCAGCCTCAAGGTTTCCAACAGGAGGGTCTAGCAAGTTTTGGTTGCGGTTAATAAACTCAACCACAGCCTCATGTACCTTAGCTTCTCTGGCCCATTCCATCCACTCATTAGCAGAGGGATCAAAGTCAATATGAAACCACCTGTCATGCAAGGCAGGGTCAAGCTCTACAACATCATAATCTTCATCTGAATTAACCGCAGCAACAACTCTCCAGCCATCAGGTAGCTTCTCGCCATCTAGTCTGCGGTCCAGACAAATCTCAAATACAGCCTGTAGAACGTCCTTTGATGCCCTGTTAAGCTCATCAAAGAACAAAATGCCCTTACTATTTGGGTCTTTAGGCCACCACTCTTGCTTCAAAAAGCGAGTAATACCCTCTTTCGAGTCAAGAATTGGCATACCTTTAATATCACCAACCTCACACTGAGAAAGCCGAACGTCCCAAAACCCAACAGCTTCATCAGACTCTTCTGCCATCTCTTCTGTAACCTGCTTAACAACAGATGACTTACCAACTCCATGCTTGGCATGAAGCATAACCGACTTATCATTCGGCATATTCTTTAAAATTTCTTTTGTTTGTTTAATATTCACCACTATCTCCTTTCAGCAAGAAAAACGACACTTGGAGGGAATCCCCCAACAGGACTTAGTAACCGATGCAAAAAATGATTTAAGATTTTACTCCACCTCTTCCTTTGGCATATCTGCGATTGCATCTTTTATGTAAGAAAGACGATCTTTAAATGACCTCAAAGACCCTACCAGATCTTGTAAAGATTCCGCATCTGAAGCAGAATCTTCGCTTGTATTAGAGTCTCCTGTCATCTGCGGCCCTAGAAAGCTCGATAGAGTCTCCTTAACAGCATTAAGACCCTCTACGCTCATAACCCCCTCTCCATCTCCTAAGATGCTGTCTGCGAAGCTTGTAGCTTCGTCAAACTTCTCCTCTATAACAGAAAGTCTATCTTCGATAGAAGATAGCTTCCCCAGGACTGTGCTTTCAAAAGTGTTCGACATTTATCTTCTCCTATGTTCTAGTACCAAACGCATGAGACTCTTCTAAGGCAGATGCGGTAAGTCTTACAAATTTAGTATTTTGTTTTAATTCATTTAAATAATGAGAGTTAGTATAGGTCATGGCAGAACGCAAGCCGCCACAAAACTCTTCCAGAATATAATAAGCTTTGCCTTTCAGCGGTATGTATGTAGAGACTCCTTCTGCACAAGTTCCCGGCCTTAACCCACCTCTCTTATCTTCCTGCACTTCTTTAGAGGCCATCCCTCTATAAGCCTTCATATTCTTTCCCTCTACACTTACAATTTCGCCTGGAGACTCCAGTGTTCCTGCAAAGATTCTCCCTGCAATAACCGCATCTGCTCCAGCAGCGATACTCTTTACTAAGTCAGCGGGATACCTTATCCCTCCATCAGCAATGATAGAGACATTCTTACAAGAGGTATTTTCTTTCTTTGCCTTATAGCAATCCAAAACAGATGCCAAAGTAGGAACTCCCATGCCAGTCATAATTCTCGTCTTACAAATAGACCCACCACCTATGCCAACTCTAATAGCATCAACACCAGCTTCTGCCAGCCTAACAAAGCCACAGCCCGTAGCAACATTTCCAGCTATTATAGGAATATCTCCATGAGTTCTGTCTCTTACCCAATCAATCATTTCAAGCATATACTTTGAATTTCCATTTGCAACGTCTATTGCTATAGCTGTCAGCAAATCTCCGAACTCATTATAAAGAGAGGTGAACCTCTCTTTTTCAGAGTCTCCAACTCCAATTGCAGGAACCACCTTAGCTCTAGATCCAGCGTATGCCCCTCTATTATACTCAACTATAGAAAAAATTTCCTTAAGTTGTTCCTCTCTTGACATAAATCTATGAACAATCCCCATAGCCCCTCTGCTCCCAAGTGATATTGCCATTTTAGAATCAGTAACAGTATCCATAGGTGACGAAATAATAGGCACATCAAGAATGATCTTTTTACCCAAAGCAGTTTGAACACAAGGCTGATTCCTAGATGTCATTTCAGAGTAAGAAGGAACCATGAGAACGTCATCAAAAGATGGGGGGTCACCAGAACCCAAGAGGGTATCGGCTGTATACAGAATCATCTTTTTCTCCTCTTATATGCCTCTTGAAAAGAGGTCGCAAAAATCTCAGAATCAATAGAAGTATAACTTTTAACGCACAATCTGTCCCACCAATAATGCCCTAACTCATGAACAAAGACTTCTTCGTTTAAGATGCTCCCCATATCTGTTACAAGTATTGCAGAATTTTTCTCTATCTCTAAAGTTGAATCATAATATCCGTACAAAACTTGGTTCCCAAAATTTGTTTTTCCGTTAATGAAGTCTGGAAACCTATCCCAATTTTGCAATGTATTATTTCTTAGAACAAATATATTAAGGTTATAATTGTCTCTGCAATCAGCAGAGGGTATCCTTCTTTCGCTTAAAAGCCGCTGCATCAAAGGCCAGCTCTCCTTCATCAAAGAGGTTATGTAATCAGAATTATGAGGGTGATAAACACTAGGAGGAATCTCTCCACCCATTGTTTCGTATGAAACAGTGTATTCCACTCTCCTGTCTTCTAAGATTAAAAACCCTTTATCTTCTACTTTAGTCGAAACATCAGAGATATACTTTGGTTTATAAGGCTCCTTGCTAATATCTTGAGCGTAACAACCAATTGAAATCAATAAACCAAAAGAAACAAAACTACCTATCTTCCTCCACGAATTCCTTTTCATACCTGTAGCCCCTATACTGACCCAAAACCTCAATCTTTAGGTTTGAGTTCATCTTTAACATTTCTACATGTTCTAGGGGAACCTTAGTATGAACGTAAATAGCTTTGGTTTCAAGGTTAGTAACTTTGACCTTAAGAAGAATATTGTTCTTATACATTATAATCTCACAATCTTATCTTTACTCTATCTACTTACTCTATCTATCTTCAATTAATCACTAATCTTTCTCTGTAATCTGTCAGAGAGCCAATGATGCTTTGAAGCCGAAGGCATTAACCAAGGGAGATTGTCCCTAGACAAGCAGTCTAATAGATTGTCAACAACAGTATAATCAGTACAATCTACAAACAGCATAGCCTTAGCTTCTATCTTGTCAATTTTTTCTTGAAAATGCTTCGTCATTTCCTCCCAATTGTCGGCATCGTAAGACCTCTTGACCCTATCTCTAGTTCTTTCTAGAGAGCTAATCTTTTCAGAGTAGTCTTTCGTGATCATTCTCTTGAGCCTTTTTGGGCTGGACTTTGCAAGTCTTTTTAGCAAAGATCCTGACAAAGAGTCATTCTTGAGAGCCCTCTCCAAGATATTCGCCTTAATCTCAATTGCGCCCTTTTCCCGCTTAACCTTTGACCACAAATAGTCGTAAAGAGCCGAATCTTTAGAGGATGATAGTCCAGCTCGACTCCACAGATCAAGCAGATCGCTCTTATCTGGATCAAGAGAAAATTTATGAAGTTGAGTTAGATAATCAAAATTCACATCGACTAAGGGAAGAAGTCTAATTCTTAAGACGTTATCCTCAAAATTCTCGTTATCAGAAATCTCTTTGTAAAGATTATTTAGAAAGGAATTTGAAAAGTCTTTGGTAATAGACTTAATCCTATGAGACTGGCCGTTTGCTACATTTATTGCAACATTTAAAAGGCTATCTCGGACATCAGAAAAGCTGTTCCATACATACCCAAATGTAGCATCTGACAGAATTTCCTGCGCCTCTTCATTAGACCAATAAGAATCTAGATCAGATACGGCATGAGGAATTGCATACCTTAGCACTTTTACCATAAAAATGTCTTCCTTTGTCTTCTCAAAGACCAAGGAGTCAGACATGACAAAATTCTCAACAACCTTGCTTTCGCTACTCATTTTGTTCTCCTGTTTTCAGCAGATAGTCTCTCTTCAAATTTACGTGAAATCCAACTATTTTTAATATTTCTATTTGCAACTAACATCGGCAAATACTCTGACGAAATCTTTTCAACCAACATTGAAAAAGGTCCTCTTGCAATTTCCGCAGTTAACTCTTTAAGCTTGTCATACCCATAAGGAGCCCTCGCTATACCCTCATATCTTATGTCTGCAATTTTATCATCCAGCATTTCGTCTAAACATTCAACTGGCCCCAATCTTTGAAAGACAACTTTTCTAATCTTAAATGACTTCGATGTTTTTAACTCCCTCAAAGCCTTTATGCTGCAATAGTGTGCTGCCAAAAGCTGACTGCTCCCAGAGCCATTCTTTGCGGCATAGTCGAGAACTGAAATATCTCTGTATAAGCCGTTGCTAATGGCAAGTTCTCTAATCGAATCAACAGGTGACTCCCTAATTATATCATCACCAATATCAGGGAAAAGCTTTATAAGAGTATCCACCGCTCTACGAGCAACCCACTCTGACCTATTGTAACGACCCTCGTTTGAAGGTTTGCTGTAGAAAGCTTCTTCATAAGCCTTCTCCCTCAGACAAAAGCTTTTGAAAGTCTTTTCGTCCAAATGTTCTGCAACTCTTTTTAGCCCTGCATCAAAAGCACTCCAATCTTGAGTAGAAAGCTCTTGTAAGTCAGACACCAACTTCTTTGTTTTTTGACTCATCTTCTTCATTAGTTACTCCATCTTTTAATATAGATAAATCAGTTATCCTAAACCCAGAGGCATTTTTATGTCCACCTCCACCAAACCTTGATGCTATTATAGAAACATCCTCACCATCTTCTTCCGATCTCAAAGAGAATTTATATCCAATCCCGTCAAAATAATAAGCGGCAGCAAAAGGATTTCCTTCCGCTAATTCAGCAGCTATCTCTGACTGAAAGAATGGAGCGTTTATTATCGGAACATTATAACCTACAATATCTTCTGTATAAGCATTCTTTATAAGAGACTTAATCAAGTTCCTTTTATATTGCAAAATACCTTCTCCCATATTCTTGACTCGTCGCCACCTTACAGACTCTACTGCATCCAAATATCCATGCAGCAGATCCCAATTTTCAAAGGTTTTCTCGAAAGAGTCTACGGCAGATAAAATCTCTTCTGTATTCTGCAACTCCCATTTCCACAAATCCCTATCCTCTACATACTTAATTAAGAGAGGAACACTATCGTCTGGAAACAAGTGATTCCAAGCGAGAAATGCTCCAGAGTGATTCATATCAAAGTAACAAAAGTCTAATTCTCCACAAGTTTCTTCGGCAGACTTATGGTGATCTAACACCACAATGCTTTCTGCCACCTCTTTTATCCCTAACATTGTAGTCTTATCATAACAAAAGTCCACAATAAATACATTTCGCCCTTTAACGTCTGGTGGTTCCTCTCCGTGAGAGACTGCCACATATTCTATACTCGACCCATACTTTCTCCAGAAAGACCAAGCAGCACCGAATCCATCTGGACAGTTATCGTGGTATAAAACCGTTATGTTCTCATTCATCAAATGACCTCTGGAGAATAAGAAAAATTAACAGATTTAACGTAATTGTTATTAATCTTAATTTTTTCTTCAGCAAAGCCTGTCATATCCTCTAGACATGAAAAGCTAAGAAGTTCTCCATTATAAAAAAGTTTAAAGACTCCAAGCGATTCAATAACATCACATTTGCTTATTACTACATTCGTAGTGCCAGTAATCGAAATAGCCTTATTAAGAAGGTCTAGGTTTAGCCAGTTGACCTTTCTTCTTCGACCCGTTGTAACCCCGTACTCTTGCCCTAAGTCTGCCAAAGTTTTTAAGACAGGATCATTAAGAAGTTCTTTTGGGAACCTTGGATCTTCGCCACTCTTTGTATCATAAATCTTAGCCGCACCCCAAATCTCGCCAATCTTTTGGGTAGGGAATCCGATACTACACGCTCCATAGGGCAAGGTTACGCTGGAAGTAACATAAGGATAAAGACCGTGATCTAAGTCCAGCCATACACCCTGCGCTCCTTCACATAATATGTTTCCAGAAAGCTCTCCGTTCCAAATATATTCTTCATCTAATACATCAGAAGCTACTCTTCCCACTCTCGCCGCCTTATCTGCATAACACGGACCAATGCCTCGGCCAGTAGTCCCAAGTCTTTCTGCCAAAAACTTTCTGTCATAAAGGATATGCTTATCTGTCACAATATGACAATTTGGAGCAACCTTTATAAGAGAGGTGTTAAAACCATTCTCAGAAAGATAATCAACCTCTTCATAAAATGAGGAAGGATTCAAAACACATCCCGGTCCAATGAGCGACTTAACCCCATAAAAGATACCAGAAGGAACAAGGTGAGTCTTATACTTCTTTCCGTCAACGTAAACTGTGTGTCCAGCGTTATTCCCGCCACCCCATCTTGCTACCAATGAATAATGTGGAGTTCCATCATAATTTAAGAAGGAAGCTAATTGACTTGTTATCTTTCCCTTAGCTTCATCACCCCAGGCTAAACCTACCACAACATCTGCTTTATCAATCATTTTCTTCCTCTTCATTTCCGATTACAATTTTCATAACCTTTTCAATTTTACTTGCGCGACGAAGAAAAGTAATGCCTTCTTTGTGAGAAGAGATAGTGGCTGTAAAGGTAATAGTGTCACCTTCCTTATAGTTATAAGCCTTAGAGGTCTTGAAGTACCACTTCCACCCTCTTCCATCAACACAGATAATTGCTGGCATTGGATATGCACTATTCATATTGGCCTTTGAAATCTTGTAAACAGGCATTGGATCAAAAGCCTTTTTGACTCCCACTTCAACCTCTGGAGGATCTAAGACTGCTGCCTTTACAAAAGAATCCACCCACTTATTGATAGAGTCAATCCATTTATCTGAAAGACGATGAGGTCTTTCAGAGATAACTTCTAGACTAGACTTTAGAAAATCATTATTAGGATTCTCTTGAATCTTCATAGGAAGAAGGGCAAAGGCCAAAGGATGCAGTCTGTCCAGCTTTTCTCTGCCGACCTTATCATTTTCAGCAGGGGTTTTTGAACGAGCCTTCTTCTTGCGACTGGTTCTCTTTTTATTGCTTTTATTGTCTTTAAAAATACTAATCACAGAAAATCCCCGCACCTATTCAATACGGAGATAACTGATGTATAAAATACTTTAATATTTTTTTAAGCCTAGCTCTGCGCTCCAGCGTTGAAGCTTATTGGGGTGTGGGCTTATAAGCCTTCTGCCAAACGCCAAGAGCTTCTTCTTTCTTCTTAGACCATCTGCTTCTGCCAAGCTTATCTGGTCGCAAGAACCTGTTGCCACTCGTATAGTCTTCTAGTTTATTATGTGCTTGAAGAACCGGCTTCAAAAGCTTTCCAGCCCTAGGCCCTGCCTCATTAACAGCAGATGCAATCTCCTTTGCAGAAAGCTGATCTAACCATTCAGAGGCTCCTTCTACGCCCTCTAGCCCTGCATTGCTACCTCTTCGAGAAATCGGGAAGAGAGCCTTCTTATCTCCGTCCATACCAATGTAAAAAATCTTTGTCGGATCTGCCTTTGTTATCCATAGAGTTCCAACCTCATTGTTTCTGGCAAAGTTACCTCCCTCTCCGTGTGGTGGGACCAGGAAATATTCCTTAGAATTGCCCTGACTAACGCCAGTCTCCTTCTTATCCTTCTCATCATCTTTGGCATCCTCAAGAACCTTTGCAGCCTCTTGTTCAGCAGCATAAGCGGAATAAGAAAGATCTTTTTCAATTGCACCAGTTTTGTCAGCCGCCAAGTCTGCCTCATAAGCTTTAATGGTTTGTGCCTTTGCTCTGGTCAAGAAGTAATCCAAATGTGTTACCTTCTTTGTCTTGTCATCTTTTACCAAAGGAAACGTTATTGTGGAAACCTTTAAGTTTTCTCGATTAGCATACTTTGTAGTATCGGCTGGAGCCATTAAGTAAGCTGTTAATATTCCATCAGTTGGCGCAGTCTTAGCCTGTCCACCAGACTCTCTAGCACCCCCTCCACCAGACTCTCTAGCACCCCCTCCACCAGAAGTGTCTACATCAAGTCCCTTGTCTGAGGATCCTAACAAGCCTCCTGTCGGAGCTTTTATATTTTTCTCCTCAGTATACTTATGCCCTACAGCCCTCCAGATGGAGGCTATATGCTTGTTTGTATGAGACGCATTACTTCCAGTGTCCAACTTTGTATCACCAAAGCCCTCTCCCTTGAGGTGACTTGCTATTCTAGCGGCTCCATACTTGTCATTTGCCCACTGCCTAAAGGCTAAGCCATCTTGTTGAGTTTTCAAAACATCACCCATATTAGTTCCAAGCATATTCTTTTCCCCTGTATATTTCTTAGTCGAGCGGGTCGAGCGTTTTGGTCTCTTAACTGTCGGATCGCCACTCTGGTCTACCGGGACATCCGTGGCCTTCTTGTTTCCTCCATCTTGGTCCGTCGTTACCCATGTTGCTACCGGCTTATCTTCAGGTTTCGCGAACTTTCTCAGGCTATTTGATTCCAAAAAAGAAGCACTCTTTTCCCAGCTTGTAAGGCCAAGAGCCTTTGCTGCCGACATAGCGGTAGCGTTCTCCTTGCACTTATCCCCCATACATAGTTGAACCCACACTTCTCCATCCAATTTAGAGAAAGCCCAATAACCCTGATCCGAACCTTGTTTTCCGTACCAATCAAACTTATACCGAACGACTGGATCTCCGCCCTCTATATATTTTGTACCACCCAATACTAAGTCTGTTTGCCCATATGACAGTTTATTCTTTTCATGTTGTTTCAGAAAGAAGCTCCATAGGGCCTTGCCATCGGTGTCTATAAAGCTTGGAAACAGTGGTCTGTTTTCTACAAACTCTGTCCTCACTCCGGCCAAAGTGCCATTCCAGTCGCCGCCTGGATGACCAGGACCAGCAAGCTTCACTTCGTTCTCCCCCGCAGAGGCATATTGGATGGCCTCGTTTAACTTCCCAAGGATGCGATCATAAAACTCTGCCCAAGATTCTTTCTCCCCTTTATCGTCATCATCTGTGCTGCCATAGGCATCTTGGTAGTAACGAATCAAAGCATTGACCGTCGCCTCATTCGTCCACCAGTTTTCAGATTGCTGTTTCCAGATTTTTATTTTTTTGTTTTTTGATATATTTTCAACAAAGGCCTTAAGCCCATCAAACACAGCCTTCAAAGCTATATCTGCCGATCCAGCTGTTTTTACAAAATTTCCCAAAGCCAAATCTCTGACTATGTTGCTCTGCTTTATATGCCCAGAAAGCTTTAAGGCTTTCGATAGTTTGTTTAATTCTCTTTGCTCTGTGTTCATGTTAGCCCCTAATTTTGGAATCCTTCTTCTTCTTAATCTACCGTCTTCTGAGTATAAGAAGCTAAAGTAATCTTCTGACTCAGTTTTAGATGGAATATTAATAGGTTTTCTTTTATGTAATCTTGATATATTAACTGGCGGTCTACTCTCTTCTGTTTCTATATTACTCTCTGCTCCAAAGAACTTTTCAGCAACTTCTTTATCTTGCTGTTCATACTTAATTCTCTTTCGGAAACCCTGATGACCACCGGGACTTCCGGCTGGAATACCGAATAGTCCCAGGGCTAACTTTTCTATCTTTTCTTTTCTCTTTCGCTTTGTCAAGGTTTTGCCCTGAGCTTCATCATCATCTTCTACATAATGAATTATATTATCAGGTGAGGGATGGGTTATCACTGGAGGTCTTTCATGATACGTCATTAAGTCAATAACGGACAACTCTTTTTCATCTTCTGACGGCTCATCCAACCCCATGAAGAGCCCCCGTACTTGTTCCGCGCTGACCCCTCGCAAGAGCTGCCGACTGATCGGTAATCTTATATCCTACTGTTCCGGTCGGAGCAGCGGGTCTTTGAGGCTGTTGTGCCCCCTTACCTCCCAGTATTGGAGCCACCGTTGTGCCCTCCGTCTTAGTAGCCGTTGGAGTCTTTGGAGGAGACTTATATGTTCTCTTGTTCTTGGGGTCATTAGATTGAACAAACTGGACCGCAGATGCTTTTGTAGAATTAATTGATGACTTGAAAGAATCCCAATTTTGTGGCACCGTCATATCTATCAGCACATTGTCCTTTCTAAACTTCGGAGCAACAACAGCTCCTGCTGCTTTAACAACAGCTTCAAACGAGGTAGTCATATCCGCCCAATTATTTGATTTCAAAACTAAATTTTGCTCTTTAAAATAATCTTCAAGAGCAGTCTTTAAAGCTGCACTTTGAGCAATCTTAATAAGAAAACAGACTTCATCTGCGAAGCCTTTTTGTCCAATCTTGCATAAGTAATTTGCCAAGTGTAACAGCCGAGACTGCATAACTATCTCCTAACTATGCCATAATATCTCGAAAAATCACTTGCCAACTTTTTAAAAGAAGGCCTTTCATTAGCTTCGACAGTTTGCTGGTCCACAGCCTTGTCTTCCTCATCTTTAGGAGGCCCAACTATCGCTTGACCTTCGGCAGACTCAGGAGGAACATCTGTAGCTACAGCAGTTTCAGACTTATCATCCCACACTCTCATCTGAGCGATTCTCGTATCAACCTGACTTGAGTCAAGACCCTCAACCGCCATCAAAGAGTCTTTCAAAAACTTGCTCCTGGCTGGATCTCTCATAACTTCTTCTCTATATTTAGAGCCTTCCTCTTTGAACATTCTCACTGACTCTCGATATAAAGGCATATTCTCTTTTGTATGTTCTGCAAGCCAAGCGTCATAGCTCTCTTTATCCACAGGAGTTTTGTCCATTGACTCTCTGTGCTTTCTGTTTACACTTTGCACAGTCTCTTGGTTTCTGGACATACCCGCTCTTACCCTGTCGATATTCTTTCCCCAAAAATCAAACATCCCCCTCAAAGTTGGATAATAGCCATTCTTTTCTGCATACAAAGTCCAGGCCGATTGATTATTAGAAAGAGTAATTCCTGCCGGAACAATTGCAGCCTCTTCTTCTCCTGACAACTTTGCAAACTCTTCAAATGCAGTGGAGGTTCCACTGACCCAAGCTGAAGGCACAGACACTGCCTTCATTAACTCCTCTGGATTTGTTCTAACTGAGTGATCTAATTTAGTTGCATCAACTATTTTCTGATCGAGATTGAGGTCCATCATCAAAGATGCCAGATAAGCATTAAACTCTTGCAAGGTCTTAGGCTTTGATTCAGCCCAAGTATAAGTGCCTCCAGTATCAGGATTAATTCCAGTTACCTGCGCCTTCTTTAGAATACTATCAAGCTTATCTGCCAAATCTCTGTGACCAATTTGGTCTAGATGATTTGCTAGTTTAACCAGCCCTTCTCTCATGACTATCCCCTATATACCTTGCCGCCGCTATAAGTAAACTCACCCGACATTAGCTTTGCCATCTTAGCAATCCTGTCTGAAGCTTCTGAAGTTGAAACCATGATGCCATCAGTTTCATCCGAAGCAGCATCCCAAGCTTCATCTAAAGCCATATCAGCTTCCGGGTCCACTGGCGGATCGCCAGAAACCTCAACAACAGCTTCTGCTACCGAGTTTGCCTCTGCATCACCAGGCTGTTCCTCACCCGTGTAATCATCCGTCTGTTCTGCACCAAAGTCTACAGCGAAGTCTAGCTCATTAGCAGTCTTCAACACAGCATCTAGCCTGTCTGCCAAATCCCTATGACCAATCTGGTCTAGATGATTTGCTAGTTTAATTAATTCTTTTTTCATTTTAAGTTCTCCATTAGCACTTAGTTTAACAAAAGCTACATTACTTTTATTATTTTCATTAATAATAGATCTAGAAGCAAAGACTGGAGTAAAAGAATTCTCTTTCGCCTCCGCAACAGCCTCTCCTCCTGGAAAGTTATGATCTGTATGATCATCAATATGTGCCAACTCATGAATTAGAGTCTTGGCAACCCTAGCTATAACTTCCTGAAACGCAGGATCTGAATCCTGCATTTGATTTATTTTAGACAACATACCTTGTGGCCATTCTTTTTCTAAATTTGTAACAACAATATTGATAGAATCAAGTATTCCATCATCATTTATATCACCTGTAGACACAAAAGCTTTAGCTCTTGCATCAGCCCCACTAGGCGTTGTTTGATGAAACTTTATACGGCCTGGAGAGCTTATAAGCTGACGAACATTATTAGGCAAATTAGTAATGCCTCTCAGTCCAGATAAGATCTTTGGCCAATAAGATGGATCTGCAGTTTTGTTAATCATATATTAAACACTTCTAATAATAGAATTTTTATAAGGTATTTCTTCAAAGATATCATACATTTTCTCAAGATCTGCACTTAAGTTGTGCTGCCCCAATAGCACTCCCAAAGCAAGTATCTTGTCCGAACTTGTCTTCTTAAACCCAAGTTCCATTATTATTTCCGCTATTCTTAAGTTAATAATCTTTGACCTAGCTTTTTGGATTCTTTTCTTTGATACGCCAGATTCTCTAAGTTTTTTCTCGCTCTTTCCTAAATACCTCAATATCTCTGTTACAGTATCTTTATCTGGACTTTTATACTCAATATCAACTTCCCCAAAAAGACTTCTTAATATAGACTCTGCCTCTAAATACTTGTCAACACTAAGCTCCGAGTCCCTCTGCTCCTGCCGCTCTTTCTTTTTATCCCTTTCCTCCTTAAGCCTTTCATAATAAATGCGCTTATTTTGCATCGGAGTCAATGAATAATCATAATCCCCCTTCTTCTTTACAGGGAACATATCTCTTAGCTTACCAATGTTCTCTTCAGTAGCAGGAATTTCAAACACATCAACAGACCCAATAGACCCATCAGATGCTTCAATTTGAAAGCCCATCTCATTAGCTCCTAAAGCTTTTGGCATTTCTACATAGAGCTTATTTTTTTTCACCTTATTCTGTATAGCGGAGCCTCCTGATTTGAGCATATAAATATTTTGTCGCCCCATCTTTTGAGCTGTATTTATAGCGCTTATGAGAACTAAGTAAGGATAGTTTTGTGATATAACTTCAATATGCTTCTTAGCATCATCAACATCTTCCTTTGAATACTTTTCCCTTAAGGCATATAAGCCTTCGGGTATTACCCCCAACTCGTCTAAGCGCTTCCTTATCTTCAAAGCTCTCTCTCTATATATAGATGATGACTCTTTGTAGGCTATAATCTTTTCTTCTTCAGTTGATGAATATGAAGATGCAACACTATCAGCCTGACTTGCCCTTTCCTTGTAAGACATAAAGTCATCCTCTGTCATTATCTCCTCGTCTTCTAACGGAAAAGAATACTGATCAGGATCGCGGCCATATCTAGGCCTTCTTAGCTCCACTCCATCTTCGTATACAAGATTATATTTAGTTCCAGTCTTAACCTCTCTGTATGGAACACCGCTATATGCAGTTCTGGTGGGAGGCATCCTCTTGAAAGTTCTGTCTAAAACTACAGGATAATCTGACTGTATTTGTTCAATCATAACCTCTCCTCCATCTGCAAAGCCAAGTCTTTTCCCGAAAACCGGAAAAGAAGCCAATGCCCAAGCGGAGGTAAATCCAGAACTTCCTATGTTTGTGTGGCCCACGAAGTCTGCTGCACTAACTAAATTTTTATTTATATCATACAACACTAAAGAAGGGGCTCTGTTATCTTGAGTAAGCTCATACCTAACAGCATTTTCCGTTAAAATAGCCGGTCTTTGAGCATCCTGATAACCAGAATACTTTATCCTAGACCCGATGATAGGTTCTACTTCAACATCATTATGAGAATTATCATATATCTCCTTTGCTTCGCCTAACTCTTTTACATGCTCTAATCTTTTTAGAGCAAACTCGAAAGGCTTAGGGATTAAAGCGTAAGGGCTGTCATCACTATAGTGTGTATAAAAATGCGAAAAATAAGAATCACTATCATTCTTCTCTATCACTATCCTTAAAACTTTCTTCATCATTGCGTTCATCCTTCGGTATGTATCTCTCTCAAGAACGCTCTGAGCCTTCCACTTCATTTCCAAATAACATTTATAATTCTTTTCTAAATTTTCAGAAAGATTTTCAAACCATATATTTGCAAACCTCTCCCTCCAATGAGGGGCCATTGAATCTCTATTATAAAGTAATTCAATTATATTTACGCAACTATTTTCAGCGGCACTATCAATCAATGCTTGAAAAATCTTACCAGAGTCCTCATAAGTAAACTCAATTAAGTCTCTCCATTCAGAGTGCATGTCTTCTAGCAGCCCCGATAGAGAGAACTTCCATAAAGCAAACAACTTATCAGGAGGGAACGCAGCAGCAATGTCTTCCTCTCTTATAATTGTTTGATATACCGTGGCCACATCTTTTTTGATTTGGTCATCATTAAATATATCTACGGTGTCGCTCATAAAGTGACCGCCTATGATATAGGCCCGTATAGCTAAGGATCTATATTTCTCCTTTGACTCTTCTGGAACCTTTTCGTCTATAAGAGTCTTGATTGAGGAGCCATAGTGGCTATCTTTAATATTTAAGAAATATGCTGGATATTTATTAGCTAATATTTTTATAACAGAATCTAATAAGTCTGGATATTTCTCTTTGTATTCTTGAAAAAAAGGAATGATAAAGTTATCTTTAAAAAACCATTCCTTATCTGCGTCGGGCCAACCGGCAGAGTTATCGCTAAAGACTTCAACCATACTAGCGACCATCTTCTTTTCATACTTTGGCAAATACTTTCCGACCTGTAGCCTTTGCAGAGCCGCTAAATCGCCAGAAGAAACAGCCTTCTTTACCTTCTCAATATATAGCTCTTGATTGTTAGCTATATCAATATCATATCCAGAATTTATTTCGTTAACAAATATAGCTTTCGCTTTGTCGCTTAATTCAATTAAGTCTTCAGAAGCAATAATCAATGTCGAAAGGGTGTCTTTATAATACCCCCTCTTTTCTACAACAGCATCTGCAACTTTATCTAGCCAGAGGGTTAGAGCTTCAGATACCATAGACCTAACTTCATTACTAAGAGACTGCACACCCCTAGGAACAACCTTCTTAACCTCACTTACAGTATCATAATCAATGCTCTCTATATTCTCAATATAGGTCCCAACTTCATCTAATGTTCTTAAAAACTTATTTAAAAAATATTGACTCATAATAGAGTCTGTATACATAACATAATTATAATAATCTGGCCCACCAGAAGTCTTGTCGTCTAAAGCGCTTATTACAGACGGATCTTGAAGAACTGTAGACATGTTTGCTGCGTCCAAACCCCTGATTGCTCGAACGAAATTAGAAGCATTTGACTCTTCTAGCATCTTTTTGTAAAAAGATGGCAACTGCTCAAGGCTCTCATTTACCAACCAGTGTATTATGGCCTTCGGATTTCTAATAGAATCAAAATCCTCACTCATTATATTCTCAAAAGCTTGTGCTAATTCCTGATTATCCGAAGGTTCTTCTTCATATTCTGGAAATCTTTTAGATAACATATAGCTTACAAAAAGCGCCTCATCCTCCTCAGATGCTGCTTTTAATAAATTAATTATATTTTTAAGTCTAACTTTAGGAATCATGTCTATGCTCTAAAACTTTGGAACAAATAATCTTGGCTTTTTTGGACGACGATAAACAGTTGATGTAGTTAATATATCAATGCCATCCTGTCTTATTATAGAAAAGAAAAAATTAAAAGCCCTTCTTGTTTTCACCTTTCTAATCTCAATCCACTCTCTCTTTTTAGAAGAAATATCAGAAGAATTAGACAGAAACATATGAACAGCTGAATCTGCACTAGCCGCAAAGTCTTGGGCTATAACATCATTCAACTTTCTGTTGCTTAAGTCATATAACATGTCTCTTTTGTCTGACCATATTTCATTAAAATACTTTCTATACTTCATCCTTGTTGTGGTAGATACCCTTATAGGCAAGCCGGTTCTGGGATCAGACAGAGTTGCCTCTTCTATTCCAGCTTCCTTTAAGAATTCTTTGTTCATTATACGCCCTTTAATTTCATAAGTAATATATATTATTAGCATAAAAAAAGCCCAACCGTCATGGTTGGGCTTTTAATTCATATCAGCATGAATTTATTACAGGGTTACAAAATAAGCCAAGAATTTGAACAAGCCTTCTTCGCTATCAACCTTAATCTTCTTAGGCATCTTTTCATAACCATGCCTAATCAAATCAACTTTTTGTTCCCTATAATGAGATTCAACCTTATCCTTGGCTACTGCCATTATTGATCCATCGAAACTCACTTTCAAAAACTCATTCACTTCCGAATTTTCATCTATAGAAAACCCCGAAACTCGATTCTTATGAACAGGGGAGTCTAACCATATATATTCCATATCATTCTTCCTTCGTTGGTTCATTTGCTTTTGCCGCCTCAATTGCTTCAAGCCTATTCTCAATTCTTCTCTTTGCCCAATAAAATTCTGTTCCCATAATCGACGTAAGCAGATAATCAGGAAGGCTATCAGCAAGCTGACACACTACCTGCTCATATCTTGAATCTGTAAATTGAAGCAAAAGTTCATCAGAATTAGAATACAAGTCTACATTGCCAAGAAGAGACTTCAGCCCTTGCAAAGAAGCATCTTCACTTCCGTCACTTCTAATCTTTCTTGCAGTCTTTTTAGAGAGGAAGCCAGCGGCCACATACCTGTCATACAAAAACCCCCTGACTCCATAACACGGCTTAGTCTTTGTAAAAAAAACAGACTCCTCTACATACTCTTTAAAGCCAGAAGGACTATTTTCTGAAAAAGAATCAAGCGCAATTCTATATGGATCTCTCACATAAGGCGTTTGACTTTGATGCAAAGCCATCTGCATAAAGAGTTCTTTCCAATCAAAGCCTTTTACCATAGCTGCGGCTGAAAGCAAATAATTACAATGACCTAGCCAAATTGATCTAGCAGAAGTTCCGCCACTTGTTATATCCTCAGTCATTACATTAATCTTTTTTTTCCAAAAAGGAATTGAATATAGATCAATATCATTCTTCTTTGCTGTCTTGAAAATCTGCTCTAAAGAGTCATGGTTATCAACTGAACTAAATCTATCAGACAGTATAGATGGATGCAGAAGAACATGCTTTCTAAGCCGCTCTGTATCTACGCAACTACTTCTATATCTCTCAAAGATTGAGCTTAAGCCTTTCTCTATTAGAGCTTCTTTTGTTAAAGAATTATCTGTCATCGCCTCTCCCCGCTAACCCAAGCTTTAAAATCTTCACTATGAGAGTCTAAAACAGAAATCTTAACACCATCGTCCAGATGGTCCCACGCTAAAGCAATCTCCCCCAAGGGAAGGGCGAGAAAAGAATCCCGCATTTGCTTCTGTTGCGCATCATAACTTCTATTACAAGAATTAACACCTACAGCAATAAGATAATACAAGACCTCTTCTTTGCTTGGGAATTCCTCTTCAACTATTTCTAAATGAGAATTGTCACTAACGGCAGACATAGAACCTCCTTTGTTCAACATAATTTCCCATACTGTAGTAACTGGTGTAAAAAATGATTTAAAAAAATTAATCTTCTTGATTATAATTGCTTTCAAAAATTGTGACCTCTGTTGTTAAAAGAGTTCCGCTTGCAGATGCAGCATTTTCTAAAGCAGTTCTCACAACCTTTACTGGATCTATAATTCCATCTGCAACCATATCTTCTGAATAAGATCCAGACAAAGCGTCAAACCCGCTCAAACAATTTTTTGAATTTATGATCCTCTCCATATAAGAGTGAAACTCCGTCCCTGCGTTTAAAAGAACTTGAGAAAATGGTGCTTTTATAGACTTCAATATAACATCAACGCCGACTAACTCTTCTGTAATAAGAGGCTCTTGCTTAAAAGCTTCTAACGCAGAGATACAGTGAAGAAGGGCCGCGCCCCCTCCCGGCACAATCCCTTCTTCTATAGCGGCTTTCACTGCATTAATAGAGTCTTCGACCCTATCCTTTCTCTCCTTAACCTCTGTCTCTGAAAGACCTCCAACCCTCAAGACCGCAACTGAGCCAGACAAAGATGATAGCCTCTGCCTTAATGCCGCTATCTCAAATGTCTCTAAATTCTGACCCAATTGAGTTTTTATATTCTTAACCCTAGAGTCTACATCTGTTTGTTCTCCTGCTCCATCAACAATCGAGGTCGAGCCTCTGCTAACAACCACTCTTCTTGCAGAGCCTAAATCCTCAATAGCAACTTTTCTTATTGTAGATTTAACCTCATCAGTAAATAGCGTGGCCCCACAGACCGTTGCTATATCTCCTAGCATGTCTCTTCTTATATCTCCAAATCCAGGAGCCCTTACTGCGCAAGATATCAAAGCACCTCTAGCCTTGTTTAGAACCAAAGTTTGTAAAGCTTCAGACTCAACAGTTTGAGCCACAATAAGCAGTGACCTAGAAGGCTCAGACGCAGAAATTGATTCTAAGATAGAAATTATATCATTAGTATTAGATATCCTGCCATCGTAAACAAGAATATATGGGTTGTCTAATTCTGAAGTTAGCTTTTCTAGATTCGTAGCAAAAGTGGGGGTTATATATCCTCTGTCAAAAGTCATCCCCTCTGTGTAAGAAACCGAGGTTTCTAACCCCGTAGCCTCTTCAACAGAGATCATTCCATCATTACCTACCGCAGATACAACGCCTCCTATTAAAGAGCCTAGCCTCTCATCACTATTCGCAGATATAATCGCAACACTCTTAATCATATCATCGCTTTCTACAGAAGATTTAATCTCGTTAAGCCTGTTTACAACAACATCTACAGCTTTGTCTATTCCTCTCTTTATCAAAACGGGGTTATGACCAGCAGCAACCATCTTAGACCCTTCTGTGTAGATAGCTTGCGCCAACACAGTTGCCGTTGTAGTTCCATCTCCAGCTACAGTATTTGTTGCAGAAGCAACGCTCTTGATAAGTTCCGCGCCCATATTCTGAACCTTATCATCTAAGGCAATTGCCCTAGCGACAGTAACTCCATCTTTTGTAATAAGAGGTGGGCCAAAACGCCTCTCTATAGCCGCATGACGACCCCGTGGTCCAAGAGTTGCTTTCACTGCATTTGCTAAAATATCAAGGCCTTCTTGTAACCCCTGTCTTGCATCGGAACCAAACTTTACTTCTTTACCCATTAATCTCTCCATATTTCTTTGCGCCTAAGCCTTCTATCAAAAGACTTTCGTTAACCAGCCCTTGAACCTTATCTGCTATAGAATACATAAATAAACCTAGCAATAGTAGTCCTAAAATCTGAATACACATAACAAGCTTATACTCTTCCATGTCTACCTCATTTTACTCTGATATTCAAAAGATTACAATTTATATAAAATTAGAATCATCTTCAGACTTAAGTCTGACTACCCCATCTTCAATCAAAACCCAAGATTGATGAGCTACCCAATCTCCACAGTTAACATATGTTTTAATGTCCTGCTTGTTATCGACCCAAATTATAGCCTCTGGGTGATGTGAGTGGCCCATTATAATAACATCAACATCAACATTCCATTTTAATATATCCCAGATCCGTC